CATTTGTATTAGAGAGCCTAAGACTAACACCAACAAAATCAAGACACAGGTGGAGCATGTTGTAGAGAAAGGCACTAAGAAATGGGTGCTTTTGTATTGTGTTTATGAGGCATGGAGTGATAAGTTTATAGCATCGTTTGACAAAAAGGGCGATGCTGTAAAAAGAGCTCGTGAGCACTCAGAGAAAACACAAGCTGAAACACATGTAAAGATGGAGAAGAAACTTGAGAAGGGTACACCTCTCACTGCTAAAATCACCTACAAAAAATCCTCTAATGAGGCTGAAGGTGAGTATATATTTTATGGATGGGCGTCATGTTAAAACTTTTCAAATTATGAGTGAACAATTGTACTATCTTGTAGATGAGAATGGCTGGTATAGAAGCGTGATATTTATATGTGGACAGCCATGGGTGACAAAGAACATGCAGGAAAAGGATGCCACTAGGTACACCTTTTCAGAGATGCTAAATGCAAGAGAGTATTTCAGGCAAAAGCGCATTGAAGTGCAAGAACACGAAGTGCCTGGAGAGAGAAAATTTGACAAATTTGGAAAAAGGTTGAAACAAAAGGAAAAGATATGACAAACCCACAAAATTTTTCTGAGGACTTTGAGCGGGAACACCTGAAAGATGCTGTATATTTGCAAGAGGAACAGCAGCTCATTATGAAGGAGATTAATGAGGAAGAACATCGTCTTCCTGCTAAAGTTTTCATCATAGGACAACTGCCCAAACCAAAAGAGAATGAAGTTGAACGTAACACTCTCCCATTTTGAGGAGCTGGTAAAGAAGAATTATTCTCTGGACATGGTGTTTCTTCTAAAGCTAGTGGAACAAGAGGTGGACATTTCTGATCTGTGTAAAGACAGCGCAAGAGTGTGTGCCCTTGTTCAAGGCTTGGTGAGGAAAGCACTTGTAACAGAAGAGCATAAGCTCACTCTGCAGGGAAAGGAAATTCTGTCCTTCATTGAAACAGAGGGTGATGCAAAGATTGCAAAGAAGAAAGCACCTTCCACAGACTTTGAGCAATGGTGGAAAGCATTTCCAGGCACTGATACATTCACACACAAAGGAATGAAGTTCACTGGATCTCGCACACTCAGACAGAACAAAGAAGAGTGTAAGCTCAGGTTTGAGAAAATACTTTTGGAAGGAGAATATACACTAACAGATTTGATTGCTGCGCTTGAGTATGATGTATTGCAGAAGAAAGAGAATTCTGTAAAGCAAAAGGCTAACAAGCTCACTTATTTACAAAACAGTCTCACCTATCTTAATCAAAGAAGTTATGAACCTTTTATTGAGCTCATCAAAGAGGGCCACAAGATAGAGGAGGCAGATAAACCTGTAGGAGGCACTGATATATGATTAATAAACTAATACAAGCAACAGAGAAAAAGCTAGATTTACTAAATGAACTTAAACAGTCACAGCATTATGAACAATGTATCTATGATGTTGTCCAGCTACCAGATGGTAATAAGTTTATAGTGATTGAAATATCAACCAAAAAAGAAGTGAGATTTGATTATCCTTCTCAGTTAGTTAAGTGGTTTGATAGAATAAAGATTGACAAGGATAAGGTTTATAATTACAACAAACTTATATAATATGAGTTTTGAACTACTAAAGAAAGAGATAGAGCTAGGCCTAGAAGGTCGTAATAGCGGCATACCTATGGGCTTTGATAGACTGAATAGATACATAGGTATACGCAAGAGCATGTACTTTCTTGTAGGTGGTTTGACAGGTTCTGGTAAGACTTCTTTCATTGATGATGCATTTGTGCTCAATCCCTTTGACTGGTATATTAGTCAGAAAGCTCCTGGACTGAAACTACGCATCATCTATCGTTCAATGGAGCGTACCAGAGTGTACAAGTTGGCCAAATGGGTAAGCAGAAGAATATTTTTAGATCACGGGATAATTGTTCCCGTTCCCAAATTACTAGGCTGGACAGAAAAGATGACTGCTGATGAGCATGATTTGTTCCTAATGTATGAAGACTATATTGGAAACATGTCAGAAACCATCACCATCATTGATGGTCCAGAGAATCCTGTAGGCATTGCTAAGGAATTAAAGGCGCATGCTGTCCAAAATGGTCGCATTGAGCAAGTGGATGAGTATAACAAGCGCTATTTCCCCAACAATGAGAATGAAATAACAATTGTGGTGATTGACCACATTGGTCTATTAAAGACCACCAAGGACCAAACCACCAAAAAGCAGGCTATTGATAAGATGAGTGATGAGCTTAGATATGCTCGTGACTTCTATGGATATACGCCTGTTGTGGTGAGTCAGTTCAATCGTGATATTAGTAATCCCATCCGTATTAAGAATGGGGATGTTGAGCCTCAGCTGGAAGATTTTGCAGAGAGCTCTCAAACCCAAAATGATGCTGATGTGGTGTTAGCCCTGTTTGATCCTATGCGCTATAAAGTGGCAGACTCTAGTGGGTATGACCTAAATAAGCTCAAAGATCAGTATGGTGCTAAGTATTTCAGAAGCCTCAGGCTTATCAAGAATTCTTATGGAGAAGATGATGTGCGTATTGGTTTGGGCTTTATGGGCCAAATTGGTATGTTCAAGGAGCTTCCTAAGAAATCTAACATGACAGACGCTGATTATGAGTCTGTTATAAACAAAACCTATTTTTTAAACAAGTAAAACAAAAATTATGGGACGTCATAAAGAGGATATAATCAATGAGATTATGGCCAGTTTTAGATTTGAGGATGTAAAAGAGTGGTTAGACTATAAAGGTGTTGATTGGGGTAGAGAAGGACAGGAAGTGGAACTCTCTGAATTAAGAGATGTAGCTCGTTCTCTACTATCAGAGTGTTTGAATATTAAAATGTTGTCAGAAGTTTATAATGAGGATGGCGTATATAAAGATGATGCCAAAGGTTTTGTAGTGGTGGTAACTTTTAAACCTGATAAGAAGAAAATCACCATGGATAACATTCTAGAGGTGGAGCTTCATTATTCTTTAGCTAGCGGAGTAGCTTATGACACTGTTTGGGAAGATTAAAACAATAATTAATGAGTATAAAACTATTTAGCACTACACCCAGTCCAAAGGATATCTTTTGGCAGATTGTAATTGTGCCAACGATAACCATTCTTAGAAACAGCGAGACTGAAGGACCCTACACTGTGTTTAGTGTTGAGTGGTTATTCTGGTCACTAACATTTGTAATCAATGACCCTAAGAGACCAACGGCAGAAAGAGTTTGCTGATGTGTGGCTAAATCATGGCAAGTTTGGGATACTTAATCTGTGTCCCAGATTTGGCAAGATTTATACCACCATCAACATTCTTGAGAAGCTCAAACCAAAGAGCATCCTTATTGCCTATCCAGACAATAAGATTAAAGAATCCTGGAAAAAGGATTTTGCCACTCGTGGATATGATGACAGTAATGTCACATACACCACCCACCTATCCATCAAAAAGCACCTAGATGAGGCTTTTGATCTGATTGTTATAGATGAAATACATCTGCTCTCAGAAGCCCAGATAGAAGCTGTTGGTGAGTTGATAGAAAACAATGACCATGTATTAGGACTTACAGGCACCCTGTCTAGTTGGACAGAACGCACCCTGCGTGAGCAATTGGACCTCTGTGTGCTAGCTGAATATCCTATAGAGCAGGCTATCAAAGAGGGTGTTGTAGTGGATTATGAAATCACTGTGGTTACAGTGCCCCTAGACACCACTGTTAAAAACAACTACAAGGGTAAAATACGCACAGAAAAGCAGCAATTTGATGCCTATGGGTATGTAATAGATAGCCTTGAAAGACAGGGTAGAGCTACTATGTTCCCTAGGCTAGCTAGAATGCGCGTGGTTCAGAACTCTTTAGCCAAGCTTAACAAGACCAAGGAGCTCTTAAAAAAGCACAAGGATGAGCGTGTATTGGTGTTCTGTGGTGTTACAGCCATAGCTGACAAGCTAGGCATCCCTAGTTACCACTCTAAGAAGGAAGAAAAAGAGATATTTGACAACTTTGTAGCAGGTAAGGGTAAACACCTAGCTGTTGTCAAGATAGGTAATACAGGAGTGACATACAAACCACTCAACCGTGTAATCATCAATTATTTTGATAGTAATGGTGAGAACCTGGCTCAGAAGATTAACAGATGTATGGCTATGGAATATGATAATCCAGACAAGAAAGCCATGATATACATCATTAGTTCTAAAGAGATAGTGGAACTCAGATGGTTAACAAAAGCACTTGAATTCTTTGACAAAGAAAAGATAAAATACATATGAAAGTGGAGCTAGTAGAAGAGCTTAGGTTCAACCATGTTTGGCCTTGGTACATCCTCCGAATTAACGGAGAGGATATTTATGGAAGCTGGAATAGACAGATAGTAGAAGACAAATTTGATGAGATTGTAAAGCAAGGAAAGTTTGAAAAAAGCATCGAAAATATTTTGAAATCTCACGAAACAGACGTATCTTTAGAGCAAAAACACTAATTAAAAATGGCAAGTAAACTCATCGGGATTGTTGGACCCACTGGTACAGGAAAGTCCACTGCTATTAAGCATCTCGACCCAAAAACAACGTACATCATTAATGTAGCAAAGAAAGAGCTACCATTTAAAGGTTCAGAGAAACTGTACAACACAGAGAACAAGAACTACAAAGAGATTGATGATGCAAACGAAATTACACGTTTGCTGAGAACCATCTCAGACAAAGCTCCTCACATCAAAACTATTGTTATTGAGGACAGCAATTACATCATGGGATTCAACATTGTGTCAAAGGCTACAGAAGTGGGCTACACTAAGTTCAGCTTGATGGCTAAAGACATGGTGGACATGTTTAGAGAA